CAGCACGTCCTGTACTGGGCCATCTGCGCGTGGGAGGAAAACTTCACGGGGTTTTTGATCGACTACGGCGCGTATCCCGAGCAGCGGCGGCCGTATTTCACCGTCCGCGACATCACCAAGACGCTTACGGACGTCAGCAAGGCCAAGAGCATCGAAGGGGCCATCATGGAGGGCCTCGAATCGCTCACCGCTCGATATCTTGGCCGCGAGTGGAAGCGCGAAGACGGCGCCACCATGCGGATCGAGCGGTGTCTGGTGGACGCGAACTACCGCTCCGACACGATCTACCAGTTCTGCCGCGAGTCGTCGCGGGCCGGCGTGGTCATGCCCAGCCACGGCCAGGGCGTGAAGGCATCGAGTCTGCCGTTCGCCATGTACGCCAAGAAACCCGGCGACCGCGTCGGGCACTACTGGCGTGTGCCAAACGTCGCCAAAAAAAGGATCATTCGCCATGTGATGATCGACACGAACTATTGGAAATCGTTCGTCCACTCGCGGCTCGCGGTGCCGCGCGGAGATCCCGGGTGTCTGTCGCTTTTCGGCGAGCACGCGGAAACCCATCGCATGATCGCGGATCACCTTGTCGCCGAGTACCGCGTCACGAACACCGCCAAGGGCCGCACCGTCGAGGAATGGCAGGCCCGGCCCGGAAAACCCGATAACCATTGGCTCGACTGCCTCGTCGGGTGCGCCGTCGGGGCGTCGATGCAGGGGGCCACGCTTGAAGGGGCCAGCGGCTTCCGGCCGGCCAGGAAAAAACGGGTTTCGTTCGCCGCCATGCAACGCCAACGGAGGGGCGCAGGATGACGACGGCCAGCCGGGATGACGTCGGTATCGCATGCCCGCGGTGCGGGTGCCGTGACCTGCGGACAACGAAGACCATGCGGGTCCGCGAGGGCATGATCCGCCGGTATCGCGCGTGCCGCCACTGCGGACGCACGATGACCACGCACGAATGCACGACGCGGCGTGAAGCCGCCCGGCGGCGAGCCTGATTCCTATATGTAGGAACATCCGGGAAAATCCGGAATTCGCGCCGGCACTTTTGGCGCAAACGGCGTTTCTTACTTCCAGAGGAATCATCCTCTGGAGCGCCGCACGGTGCCTGACGAGACCATTGCCGACGCCATCCGCGAGAACGCCGCCGGCCCCGTGCAGGCCAGCGGCGACTCCATTTCCGTCGAGCAGCATTCCATCCAGGACCAGATCGCGGCCGACCGCTACCTCGCCAGCAAGGCCGCGGCCAAGCAACCCCACCGCGGGCTGCGGTTTTCCCGCATCGTCCCCCCGGGGGCCGAATGATGGGATGGTTCTCCGGGCTCTTCGCGTCGCCAAAGCGGGCCGTACAGCGGGCCGTGCGCGTGATCCGCGCCAGCTACGACGCCGCCCGCACCACCGACGACAACCGCCGCCACTGGGCCAACGTCGACAACCTGTCCGCCAACGCGGCCCTGTCGCCGATGGTGCGCGAAACGCTCCGCACCCGGGCCCGGTACGAGGTCGCGAACAACTGCTACGCCGCGGGCCTCGTGCGCACGGTCGCCAACGACCTGATCGGCACCGGGCCCACCCTGCAGATCATCGCCCCCGACGACCATGACGCCAACCCGATCGAACGGTCGTGGGCATCGTGGGCCAGCAAAATCAAGCTGGCCCGGAAACTCCGCTGCATGCGGCAATGCCTAAGCCGCGACGGCGAGGCGTTCGCCGTGCTATTCACCAATCCCAAGATCGACCACCCGGTCAAGCTCGACCTGCGGCTCGTGGAGGCCGAACAGGTCACCACGCCGGGGCTCGTGCGGGAAAACGCCGTCGACGGCATCATCTTCGACGAGCACGGAAACCCGCTGGAGTACCACATCCTCCGGACGCATCCGGGCGACGTCCTCCACACGATGGCGTACGACACCGTCCCGGCGGAATACGTGATCCACTGGTTTCGCCTGGAGCGGCCCGGGCAACGCCGCGGCGTTCCGATCCTCGCCCCCGCGCTGCCGCTGTTCTCCAAGCTGCGACGGTTCACGCTCGCCGTCCTCGGGGCCGCGGAAGCCGCCGCCATGCAGGCGGGCGTGCTCTACACCGACGGCGCCCCGAACGACGACGACGTCGAGGGTGAGGCGTTCGAGTCGGTCGAGTTCGAGCGGAACATGTTCACCACGCTTCCCGGCGGCTACCGGCTGGAGCAGTTGAAGGCCGAACAGCCCACGACGACCTACTCCGAGTTCAAGGCCGAACTGATCGACGAGGCGGCACGCTGCGAAAACGTGCCGTCCAACATCGCGCGCGGCAACTCCTCCGCCTACAACTACGCCAGCGGCCGGCTTGACAACCAGATGTTCGGCCGGTGCCAGCACGTCGACCACTCCGAAGTCGAAGAGGAAGTGCTCGACCGGATTCTGGCCGCATGGATCGACGAGGCCGCCCGCGAGCCCGGCATCTTCCCGGACGCATTCCCGCCGATGGCGGAGTGCAGCCACGAATGGTTTTGGGACGGCCGCGAGCACGTTGACCCGGCCAAGGAAGCCAACGCCCAGGCCACCCGGCTCGCCAACCTCACGACCACGCTCGCGGAAGAGTGGGCCAACCGCGGCCGCGACTGGGAGAAGGGCGTCCGCCAAATCGCCCGGGAGCGTGCCGTACTCGCCGAACTGGGCCTGCAACTGCCCGACGCGACGCAGGTGACCACGGCCGCCAACACGGCCAGCACGCTCGCCGACATCGCCGACCAATCCGCCGCCACCCCCGGAGGACGCCGCTAATGGCAAACCGTGCCCGCCGCCGCCGCCGCGACCGGATGATCCTTGCCGGGGCCGCCGTGCCGTTCACGCTCGACGCCCACGCTGCTGTCCAGATCGAGGCGGCAGCGCCGGAGGCCGGCGACGCCACCGCCCCGGCCCGGGTCCGCATCGACGCCTACAGCGGCGGCGTGATGACCGTCAGCAACCTGGGCCCGGTCGTCGTCGACGTCACCGGCATCGACGCCGAGGGCCGGGTCGTGCTCCTGTCCGGCCACGAAAACACGCTCATCGCCACGCTCGGGAGTGCCACCGTCCAGGTCGTCGACGGCCAGCGGCTGCTGGCCACCGGCGAGATTGCCCGCACGAATCCGATCGCGGCCACCGCCATCGACCTGAGCCGGGCCGGCGTGCCGCTCCAGGCGTCGATCGGTGCCGAGCCAATCGAGCCGCCGATCCGGATCCGCGGCGGCGACACCGTCACCGTCAACGGCCGGGCCATCACGGCCGGCCCCGGCGGGTTCCTGCTGTACCGCCGAACCCGTCTTCGCCATATCGCGATTCTGCCCAACGGGGCGGACGCTCGTACCAGTGTTTCCATCGCGGCCGCCGCCGCCAACCAGGAGGGTGCAAACGTGGATTTCCAGAAGTGGGTCGAGTCGCTCGGTTACGTGTACGCGGACCTCACGCCGGAGCAGACCGCCGTGCTCCAGGACGTCTACGACCGCATCGTGGCGGCCAAAAACGCCGACGACACCGCCGAGGGTGAAACCGCCCCGGCCCCGGTCGCCGCCGCGGCCGCGCCGGACATGGTCGCCGCCTACCGGGCGGAACTCGCCGCGGAATCCACCCGCGTCGCCGCCATCCGCGCCGTCTGCGGCGATCGGCACTGCAACATCGCGGCCCAGGCCATCACCGAAGGGTGGGACTCGGCCCGCACGACCTCTGCCGTGCAGGAAGCGGTCCGCGCGTCGCGGCCCCGTCTGCCGGCGATCCACACGAAGGAGTCCGGGAGCGTGAACACCAAGATCATCGAGGCATCGCTGTGCATGGCGGCCGGTCTCGACGTCGAAAAGTCCTACAACGAGGAAACGCTGGACCGTGCCAGCAAGTTCCGCCGGCGCGGCCTGCGGTGGCACGCGGAGCAGATCGCCGCGGCCAAGGGCCACGCCATCGAGGCCGACCCCGGCACGATGGAGTGGATTCGGGCCGCGTTCTCCACGAGCGAACTGTCCGGCGTCGTCGGCAACGTAGCCAACAAGGCGCTCCAGGACGCGTTCGCCATGGCGCCCTCGGTCGCCGAACAGATCACGGCCACCAGGTCGCACGCGAACTTCCAGCCCAACACCGTCTACAGCCTCGCCCTGAATGGCGAACTGCAGCCGGTCGCAAAGGACGGTGAACTGAAGCACCTGCGGATGAGCGAGGAGAGCCGGACGCGGCAGGTCGAAACCCGTGGTGCGATCCTGAGCATTTCGCGGCAAGACCTCATCAACGACGACCTCAACGCGTTCGCGGACAACGCCAAGGCCCTCGGCCGAAAGGCAGTCCACAGCCGCGAAAAGACCCTGTTCGCCGCCCTCAACGCGACGGCCAACGGTTCGTCGTTCTTCACCTCCGCGCGGGGCAATTACTTCGAGGGTGCGGCCACCAACCTCCAGTCCTCCAGCCTCGCGACGGCGGTGCAGATGTTCCGCGACCAAGTCGGGCCGGACGGTCTGCCGGTGATGGTGGACCCCACCATCCTGCTCGTCCCGACGGCCCTGGAACAGGCCGCCAAGGAGTTGATGAACAGCCAGTACGTCGTCGGGCCGACTTCGGCCAAGACGCCGTCGGCCAACATCTGGCAGGGCTCGTTCCAGCCGCTGGTCTCGCCGTGGCTCTCGAATTCGACCCTGACCGGGGCGAGTTCGACCGCCTGGTATCTGCTCGGCAACCCGGCCGACCTCGCGGCGCTGGAAATCGCGTACCTGAACGGCCTCCAGACGCCGACGGTCGAGTTCTTCGGCATGGACACCACCCCCGACGTGCTCGGTGTGTCGTGGCGGGTGTTCTGGGACTTCGGCGTGGCCCTCGCCGAGTACCGGGCCGGCGTCAAGAGCAAGGGGGCGGCGTGATCGCCCCCCGGCTCGCCTGAACCACCAACCACCACCACCACCAGAAGGGAAACTTCGCCATGTCGATCGCAGACTACGTTTCGGGACCGGACACCATCGACTACACGCCGACGGCGGACACCGTCGCCGGCACCGTGGTCGTGCAGGGCACGCAAGTCGGCATCACCAAGGTGGCAATCGCCGCCAACAAGCTCGGCACGCTCCATGTGCAGGGCCTGTTTGACGTCGACTCCGCCAGCGGCACCACGTTCGCCGCCGGGGCCCTCGTCTACTGGAACGCCGGATCCGCAAAGGCCACGTCGACGAACACCGACGTGCTCATGGGCCGGGCCGCCGTCGCCAAGGTGTCGGGCCAACTCAAGGTCCGCGTCCGCATCGGCTGCGCCTGAGCGCCCGCCGCTGCATGAAATTCGACGGGGCGCCGCGCGAGCCCAAGCCCGGCGCGGCGCCCCGTCGATCGGGTTCGTAACCGTGGAGTGTCGACGTGCCGACCGAGACATGCACCAACGACTGCGCAGCGTATGGCCGCCGCCCGGCTTCGCTGCCGCTTGAGTTCGTGCAGGGCGACGACTTCGCGTTCACGGCCGTCGTGAACCGCAATTTGACGGGGCACACGCTCGCGGCCTCGATCGTCAACGCATCCACCGGCACGACGGTCTGCACGTTCACGACGACCAGCACGCCGGTCACCGTCAACGGCGACACCCACACCCGGGTCGGATTCAGCCTGAGCGACGCCCAGACCGCCCTGGTGATCGGGCCGCAGCCCTATCGCTGGTCGTTTCGCTGGACGACCCCCGGCGGCGACACCCGAACCATCCTGGCCGGCCGCGTTGTGGCCATGAGGCGGTGACATGACCAGCAGCAACTGCACCGCATGCAACGACATCACCGTTTCGGTCGAGTGCGCGACCGCCAATTCGGAGGTGATCGTCCAGGTAGCCGAAAACGCTGGGCCCGCGTCTACCGACGCGCTGGCCGAGGGTACGACCAACCTGTACCACACGGCCGCCCGAGCCGCCGCGGCGGCGCCGGTGCAGAGCGTGGCCGGGCGGACGGGAGCGGTGACGCTGGCCGTGGCGGACGTGTCGGGGGCGGTCAGCACGACCGACGCCCGCCTGACCGACGCCCGCGAGTGGTCAACCGCAACGGCGACCCAGGCCGAGGCCGAGGCCGGCACATCGACCAGCCGGCTCGCGTTCAGCCCGCTGCGGGTGTTCCAGGCCGTCGCCGCGTGGTGGGCCGGGTCGGCCGCCAAAACGAAACTCGACGGCATCGCCACGAATGCCACGGCCAACGCCACCGACGCCCAGCTGCGGGACCGATCGACGCACACGGGCACCCAGGCCGCCGGCACGATCACGGGACTCGCGCCGGTGGCGACCAGCGGCTCCGCCTCTGACCTCACGACCGGCACGATCGCGACGGCGCGGCTGGGGAGCGGGACGGCGTCGGCCTCGACGTACCTGCGCGGCGATCAGACGTACGCCGAGCCGGTGACGTCGGTCAACGGATCGACCGGAGCGGTGACGCTGCCGACGATGGTCGAGTTCACGATGGCCGGCGGCCCGGCCGGCTCCACGTTCGACTCGTTTTCCGGCTACCGCTCCTACACCTGGACGTTTCCAGCGGCCGCCCAGTACGCCATCGTCGAGGTGCAGGGCGCAGGGTCTGGCGGCGGTTCCGGTCGCCGCGGCGCCGCTGGCACCAATCGCGGCGGCGGCGGTGGAGGCGCTGCTGGCCCGATGCGGCGTCTGGTGTGGCGACTCGCCGACCTGCCAGGCCGGACCGCAAGTTTCCAGGTCGCCGCCGGGGGCGCCGGCGGCGCGGCAGTCACGGCCAACGACACGGCCGGCAACCAAGGGTCGCAGCCTGCCGCGGTGACGCTGATCCAGGGACAGTGGTCAGGTTTTCCGGTGCTCGTCCGCGCGGCAGGGGCTGGGAACGGCGGCGGCGGCACAACCAGCGGCGGCAGCGGCGGCAACGGCGCGGCGGTAACGAGTAGCGACCCGAGCGGCGGCACGAGCGGCGGCGCCGGCGGCGTCGGGGCCGCGGGCACTGCCGGAGGCAGCGCACTCGCCGAGGCCTCCACAGGTGGCGGTGGAGGCGGCGGCCTCGACGCCGCGAACACGACTCGTGCCGGGGGCGCGGGCGGCGGCTCGCAATACATCGGGGCAAGCATTGGCGGGGCGGCCGGCACGGCTGGCGGCGGCGCCGGGACGGCCGGCAGCGGGTTCGGCGCGAGCATTTGCGCGACTGGCGGCGGCGGCGGCGGTTCCGCCGTCGGGGCCGCGGGAGGCGCCGGGGGCAACGGGACCAAGGGCAGCGGCGGCGGCGGCGGCGGCGCGAGCGAGAACGGCTTCTCAAGCGGCGCCGGCGGAAACGGCGGCGACGGGTACATCCGAGTCATTCTCTTTTGATCCTATGGGCGCACACGCGAAATCTTTGGCGCTCGTTCGGCAGGCAGACGGCCGAGTGATGACGCTTGTGAGGCTCGACGTCCCGGATCAGTGGGGGCCGCCCCCCGGCTGCGTCGCCGTGCCCGACGACGAGCTACCGGCCGGATGGCAGTTCGCCCAGGACGCCGGCCCTGTCCCGCCGACGATCACCGCCCGGCAAGCCCGCCTCTGGCTGATCCGTCACGGGATCACGCTCGCCCAGGTCGATGCCGTGATCGCGTCGATCCCCGACGCAATCACCCGCGAGAGCGTCCGCGTCGAATGGGAGTACGGGACGGACGTCAACCGAAACATCGCGTGGCTGGCCGCGCTCGGCCCGGCCCTCGGCCTCGACGCCGCCACGCTCGACGCCGCGTTCCGGGAGGCCGCAGGGCTATGACCGACATCTTGCGAACCGCCTCGACATGGCTGGAATCCCGACGGCACGCTGTCGCCACCACCGACGTCGTCTATCGCCGCGACGACCGCTCGGTCTGTGTCCGCGCGACGATCGGCCGCACCGAATACCAGCAGGACGACGGGGCCGGCGTCATCATCCGGGCGGAAAGCCGCGACTTTCTCATCCGGGCCCGTGACCTCGTCATCGACGGCCTGCGAGTGCTGCCGGAAGCGGGCGACCGAATCGAGGAAACCGCACACGGCACGCTGTTCGTCTACGAAGTCCTTCCCGTCGGGAGCCTCCAGCCCCACTACCGGTATTCCGACCCATACCGGCAAACGCTCCGGATCCACACCAAGCTCATCGGCGAGGAAGGGGGCAGTGTATGCCAGCCGTAGCCGCCGCCATTGCCGCCGCCATCCTCGCGGACCTCACCGGCCACACGTTTTCGCCGCCGATCACGGCCGCCCGGAGGTATTTGCCGGACCTCGACCTCCGCGCCATGGACGGCGTCCGCGTCACCGTCGTGCCGCGGTCCAACACGATCACCAACGCCGACCGCTCCCGGGTCGCCAACGAAATCGCCGTCGACGTGGCGGTGCAGAAAAAACTGTTGGCGGTGAGCCCGGAGGAAGTGGACCCGCTCATGGAACTGGTGCAGCACATCGCCGACTTCCTGACCCGGCGACCGCTGCCCACCGTGCCCGGGGCGTCATGGCTCCGAATCGCCAACCAGCCGATCTACGCGCCGGAGCACCTCCAGGACAAACGGCTGTTCACCAGCGTGCTCACCGTCACCTACATCGTCCACCGCTAAAAGAAAACACCCATGGCCAACACCAATGCCCCCGCGGCCGCCGCCGCGCAGTTCGCCACGATCGCCGACCAAGTGGCCACGTTCATAAACAAGGCCCGGGACACCGCCGCCGACGGCCTGACCTGGATGGAGTTCGGCGAACTGCTCCTGTCGCTCCTGCGGCTCGTGCTCACCACGCTCGACTCAGTCCAGACGCTTTCCGGGGCGGAAAAAAAGGCGATCGCCTTGGGCGCGGTGGAACGGCTGTTCGATGCCGTGGCCGACAAGGCCGTGCCCGCGCCGGTCTACCCGCTGTGGCTGATCGTCCGCCCGGCCGTCCGGTCGCTCGTCGTCGCGATCGCATCCGGGGCCATCGAAAAGCTCCTCCCGCTGGTAAGGGCCTGACATGCCGCTGCCCACCATCGAACAGGTCCGAACGCTCGCCCAGTGGTCGCCGCTGCTCGGGTTCGCACGCCGCTGGTCGGCCGAGCCCGACGCCGGCCGGCAGGGCAACATCGTCGCCGACGCGCTGGAGTGGGCGGCCGGCCAGACCGCCGGCCGGATCGACGACCAACTCGCCAAGCACATCGCCGCCGTCCTGCGGACGCCCGAGGGCGCGGCCCTCGTCCGTCTGCTCATCGCCCTCGCCGCGCAGATGGAGGCTAGATCGTGACCGTGATCCAGTACGCCCAGGTGGCCCTCGCCGTCGGCTGTCTCGTCTACGCCGCCGCCCTCATCTGGCAGCGGGTCCGGGGCCGGCTCACGCGCCGCGAGCGGACCCCCGTGGATGACCTGCGACTGGTAATCGACCTTGCCGCCCGGCTGCGCGACCAGCGAAAGCCCGACGCCGTCGCCGTCTGCCAGAAGCTCCTCGACGAACTGCTGAAGCCGGAGGCCCCGCAGTCGTGATCCGCGTCGCCGTCCTCATCGCCGTCGCCCTGGTCCTGCTTGCAGGCGTCCCGCAGGTCGAATCCTGCGCCGCCCGGCGGACCGTCGTCGTCGGACCGGCGACCGCCGCGGTCTACGTCTACGAAAAGGACTCCGGGCCGATTCCGGCCGGCGTCACCGTGGCCCTCGATCGGCTCAACCGGGAGCGGCAGATCGTCGCGACGCTCCTGGAGGACGACACCACCGACGGGTCCGGCGACGTCCCGGACCAATACCGCGCCGCCCTGGAGGCCGCCCGCAAGGCCGGTCTCCCGGCCGTCGTCGCGCTGGCCGGCCAGACCGTGCTGCGGGTGACGCCGAAGCCCGCAAGCGAGGCCGCCGTCATGGAGGCCGTGCCGTGAAGATCCACCCGCGCCTCATCGACGTCTTTCCCGACGAACACGACGGCTACCCCGACCATCTCGCGGCCGAGGACACGACCGACGCCCTGCGCGACGCCTGCGGCGACGCCTCACGCGACTTCCCGGAAGCCCTGTGGATCGAGCCGCGCGAGTGGGCCGAACGTGCCGCCGAAAACGACCGGGCGAATGCGTGGGCGATGAACTGCATCGACCGCTACACGAACCAGACGCCCACCCACGAATGCACCTGCCATTCCCTCCGGGCCAACCTAGAGGCCGCCCGCAACCGGGCCCGCGGGGTCATCTACCGGGACGGGCCGCGGGCCGGCTACCGCTATGCCGAGTCGGGCCAGTACGGATCGGTCTGGCTGTCGCCGCTGTCGGTCTACGCCGAAGCCAACCCAAAGCGCTGGGGCGGCGCCAACGTCCGCAGCGTCCTCGAAATCGCCGTCCGCCGCGGGATGCTCCCGGACCGGCTCCAGCCGGCCGAATACGGCTTCCGCCACGCCATGGCGGGAACCAGCGGCCGGGGCAACGCAAACCAAACTGGGGATTCGTGGGTGGCCCTAAATCGGTTCCCTGCCGGGTGGGCAGAAACCGCCCGACTGTTCCGGCCCTTGGAGGTGATTTTCCCGGCCAGTTACGAACACGCCGTGTGCTGTGTCCTCCACGGGATGGTCGTCAGCGTCGGCCGCAACGGCCACGCGGTGCCGTGGGCCCGGTGGATCCCCGGGCAACGGCTCATGGCCTACCCCGATTCCTACGACCTGACGCGGTACGACTCCGAGCGGACCGCCAAATCCGCGTGGCGGGGATCGTTCGCCATCGCGTCGTGCACCCTCCCCGACGACTGGAGCCGGCCGGCCGCCGGGTGAAAACCATGAAATCCGCGTTCCTCGCGCTCCTGTTCGCCGCGGCCTGCACCATCGCCGCCGCCGGCCCGTGCGACAACTGCCACGGCGCCCGGGTCGTCGGCCCGGGCCCGGTGCGGTTCGCGTGCCCAGTCTGCGGCGGGTCGGGGGAGGCGGCAACGCCAGTGCCGCCCCCCGGCCCGGCCGCGCCAACCATTCGGGATTCCCGAACCGTTGCCGCCGCCGCCCCCGGACCCCGGCCGGCCGTCGCCCGCCTGGAGGCCCGCGTCGGGGACGAATTGCACGGCGGGTCCGGCGTCCTCGTGGCGGTGAGCGGATCGCATGGGCTCGTGGTCACCAACTGGCACGTCGTGCGAAGCGTCAAGGATTCCTTGACGGTTCACTGGCCGGACGGAAAGCGCGGGGCCGGACGCGTGCTCAAGACCGACCAACTCTACGACCTCGCCGCCGTCCTCGTGCCCCGGCCGGCCGCCGAGCCGGTGACCATCGCGGCCCAGGCCCCGCGGGTCGGCGACCAGTTGACAATCGCCGGCTACGGCGGTCGCCCCTACGTCTACCGCGAGGAGTCGGGGGCCCTGACGGAGTACCTGACGCCGGGCCGCGGCGGGACCAAGGAACTGATCGAGTGCCGGGCCACGGCCCGCCGGGGTGACAGTGGCGGACCGATCTTCAACGCCGACGGGCACTTGGCCGGCGTGCTCCTCGGGGCGAACCCGGGGGAAACCGTCGGGCCATGCTCGACGCGGGTCCGCACGTTCCTCGCCGGCGTCCGCTGGCCGGGGGCGGACTGCGCGGACGGGAGGTGCGCCGCGAAATGACTCCCAAACCAGACCTCACCGATTACGTCTGGGAACGGCTCGCCGCGCACCCGATCCGCCGGGCGATGCTCGGCCGCGAGCGGTGCGACGCCATCGCCACCGTTGCCCAAGCCAAGCTCGCGCCCGACGGACTGCTGGCCGCACGTTACTGGGGCCCGGTCCTCAAACGAACGCTCATCGCCGACGTCGAGCGGCAAGTCCGCGACGAGTACGACCAGCGATCCGGGTTCGCCTTTACCACCATGCTCGTCATGTGGGCCATCGGAATCATCGTGCAAATCGTCGTGCAACGCTGGCTGGAGCCGAGCGAATGACCCAGCAAACCCGCGATATCGTCGACGTCGGCCTGCGGATCGCCCGCGAATTCGGGTTTCCGTGTGTCGTGCTCGCCGTCCTCGGCTACTGGGGCCAGCTGGCCGCCGTCGCCCTGCACGCCACGGTCCTCGTGCCGGTCGTGGAATCGCACACAGCGTTTCTCCGGACGACGTCCGAAACGCTCTCCACGCTCTCGCGGGCGCAGGAGCGGCAGGCGGACACGCTCGACGAACTAGCCGCCGGCCAGCGCGAACTCCAGCACGCGATCGGCCGCGACGCCCCGGATGGAGGCCGCCGATGAGTGCCACGGTGACCATCGTCGACCAGACGTCAGACGTCCGCCGGGCCATGCGCCGGGCGACATTCAAAAACCTGGGCCACGCCGGGGCAAGTCTGCGGATTGCGGCCCGCCGGCTGATCCGCACACGGCAAACGGCCAGCGACCCGGGCCAGCCGCCAAACACCCGCCGCGGCGCCCTGCGAAACTCGATCCTCTACGCCGTGGAGGGCGACCACACAGTGGTCATCGGCCCTGCCGCCCACCTAATTTCCGACGTGGCCAGGGTGCACGAGCACGGCGGCACGCAACGGCCGCGGTCGCTCCGCGGCCAAACCAAGGAAACCCTGCTCGCCGCCGGCACGAATTGGGAACTGCACGTCGGCGGCCATGGCCCCATCGGCGACTCCGCCGGCACGGCCTACATCAAATTCACAACGCAAGCGCAGGTCGACAGGAGCGTGCAGTACATCGAATCCGCGCCGCCCGACGCGTTCGGCAACACGCGCAAAGCGCGACTCCAATCCGAGAAGCGCCGGGTGCGCGCCCTGGTCGCCGCGCAAGGCGGCGTCGCCACCTACCCGCAACGCCCATTCATGGGGCCGGCCCTCATGGAAAACCTCGACCGGCTGCCGAAATTCTGGGCCAACAGCGTTCAGTGACCACCGACCGTAACCCAAACCCCCCAAGGAGGGACCGCAGATGACGCGAATCGGACTCGACTGCAAGCTCTACCGCAACACCGGCACGTATGCCTCCCCGGTGTGGAACGAAATGCCCAACGTCTCGGACGTGACGATCCCGCTTTCCAAGGGCGAGGCCGACACGAGCACCCGGGCATCCAAGTGGAAAACCCGCAAGGGCACGCTCAAGGACGCGTCGATCGACTTCCAGTTGAAGTACGTGCCGGGCGACGCCGACTACGCCGCGCTGCTCGCATCGTACATCGACGGCAGCACGATCGAACTGCTGGCACTCGACGGCCCCATCGGCACCACCGGATCGCAGGGGCTGCGGGCGGTGTGTGAGGTGTTCAACTTCCAAGAGGGTCAGGCCCTCGAATCGGCGGTGACGTTCGACGTGTCGGCCAAGCCGGCGCCGGCGTTCGACACCGCCGGCGCTCCGATCACGCCGACGTGGTTCACCGTTCCGGCTGGCGGGGGTTCGTGATGCCTCACACCTTCCAGGATACGGCCGGGCGCGTTTGGTCTGTGTCGATCGGCACCGACACGGTCAAGCGCGTCCGGTCTCTCCTCTCCGTCGACCTCATGGAGTTCGTCGAGGGAACCCTCATGGGGAAACTCATGGCCGACGTCGTCCTGTTCGTCGACGTGCTCTATGCCATCTGCAAGCCGGACGCAGATGCCCGGGGCATCACCGACGAACAGTTCGGTCAGGCGATGAGCGGCGACGTTCTTCAAGCCGCGGAGGAGGCACTGGCCGAGGGGCTTTTTACTTTTTCCCACCCGTCCCGCCGCGAAGCGGCGCGGACGGCGTGGGAGAAAATGAAGCAACTGAGAACGCGGGCCTGCGAACTGGCGACGGTGCGACTGCGGGATCCACGGATCGACCGGATGTTCGAGGAACAACTGGAAACGACCGGCCTCGAATCACCGCGGCCGACGCCTGGAAACTCCTCTGGCAACTCGCCGGGGTCGTCGGCGTAAACCCGGGGCCGCTGACGCTCCGAGAACTGTTCTGGATGGCGGATGGACGGAGGCGAGACGAATGGAAACGAACGGCTCGCGTATGCAGCGTGCTCGCAAACATCCATCGCGACCGCAAAACACACCCGCGACCGTTCACCGATGACGACTTCAACGATTACGCCCCGCCACCGCCGCCAGAGCAGCGGATCACGGCCCCCATTACGGTCCTGAAAAGCATTTTCGTACCCAGGGAATCAACAAGGCCATGTCGTCCTCCGCCATCCGCGCCGGCGCCGCCTACATCGAATTGACGCTCCGCGACCGGGTGTCCCGGCCGCTGCAGTCGGCATCGGTCGCGCTCAAAGACTTCGGGAACGCCGTCGCGTGGCAGGGGGCCAAGATCGCCGCCATGGGGGCCGCCATCACCGCGCCGCTCGCGGCCATGGCCCATTCGTTCGCGTCCTCCGCCCTGGAGGCGGGCCGGTTCGCCAACAAGCGCGACGCGGCCGCGGTGTTCAACTATGTCAACGCCCTGCAACGGCTCAACAACGCGTTCGGCGAACTGCGGGACGCCGTCGGGTCGGCCGTGCTGCCGCTCATGGCCCGCTGGCCCAATGCGCTGGCCCGGATCGTAACCCAGGCGGCCGCATGGGTCCGGCAAAACCGCGGGCTGGTGCAAAGCATCGCCAAGATCGGGAGTGTTCTGGTCGTCGCCGGCACCGTCATCGGGGTCGTCGGCAAGGGAATCGCCGGCCTTGGCGGCGTGCTCGGGGTGCTCGCCGGCATCGCGTCTACGGTGGCCACGGCGGTCGGCATGCTCGGGAGTGCCGTGGCGCTCCTGCTCACGCCAATGGGGCTCGTGATCGGGGCCGCCGTCGCCCTTGGAACGGTGATCCTCCAGCACACCGGGATCGCCGCTCAGGGCATCCAATGGCTGCAAGACACGTTTACCGAACTGCACGACGAAGCGCTGAAAACGTGGAAGGGAATCGGCGACGCGCTCGCCACCGGCGATATCAAGTTGGCCGCCGAAATCCTCTGGCTCCACATCAAAATGGAATGGCAGAAGGGGGTGAACTTCGTCAACCAACTGTGGATCAGCGCGAAACAATTCTTCGTCAACCTGTGGAAAGACGCGGTCTTCGGCGTCGCCATGATGTTCACCGACGCGTGGGCCGCGGTCGAAAGCGCGTGGACGGAAACCGTGGCGTTCATGCAACAGGGCTGGCTGACGTTCACCGGCTTCCTGTCAAAAAATCTCAACTGGGCCGTCGGCGAAATGGAAAAGATGTGGGTGAAGTTCCGCAAATGGCTCGGCGAGGACATCGACGTCAATGCCCGCGTCAAGGAAATCGACGACACAACCAAGCGAGCCGGCGAAATCCTCGACCAACAGACCACCGACAAAAAGGCGCAGACGGAAAAACGCCGGCAGGATCGTCGCAAGGACATCGAGTCCACCCGCCGTGGCAGCCAGGACGCCCTCGGCGCCGACCTCGTCACCGACCAACAGCGACGACAGGACGCATTCGACCAACAGCGCAAGGCCAGCGAACAGGCGCTCACGAGCGCCAAGAACGATCTAACCAAGGCACGCGACAAAGCCGCCACGCAACGGGCGGACTACGAAAAACGCAATCCGCCGCCGCCCGACCTGCCGGTCGTCCTCGGGAATGAGCAGCAGAAGCTGGAAAGCAAAGGCTCGTTTAACGCGCTCGCCGTTCGCGGACTCGGGGCCGACTCGGTGGCCGAGCGCACGGCCAAGGGCGTCGAACGCGGCGCCGAACTCCTCAAAAACATCGACAACCAAATCCGAAAGGGAGGGGCCGTATTCGTATGAGCGGAACCGCCAGGATCGTCGAAGCGTTCGACTCGGGCCGCGCCACGTCGGCGGACAGCGAAACCGAAGAGCTGCACTACATCGTCACCGGCGAAGACGATGAGTCCGACGTCATTGCCCTGGTCGCAATCACCGCACCGACGACGATCGGCCCGATGGTGCGCATGTCGATCGACGTGACGCCCCTCGGCAATGACGTGTGGGATTGCGTGGTCGCCTACGAAGGCAAACCGGACGAAACGCAATGGACGTTCGAGACGGGCGGGGCCACCGCCCACATCACGCAATCACTCCAGACGATTGCCCGCCACGCGGCCGCCGGCCAGACGGCTCCAAACTTCAACGGGGCCATTGGTGTCAATGGCGACTCGATCGACGGCACGGACATCACTGTCCCCGTCTACAACTTCACCGAGACGCGGAAGATGCTCGCATCCACCGTGACCGGCGCCTACAAACTCGCCCTCTTCAACTGCACGGGCAAAATCAACAACGCCACGTTCAAAGGGTTCGCCGCCGGGGAAGTGCTGTTTCTGGGTGCGAGCGGCTCGAAAACGGGTTCCCAACACTGGGAACTCGCGTTCAAGTTCGCGGCCAGCCCCAACGTAACCAACCTGTCCGTCGGAAACATCACCGTCGCCGCCAAAAAGGGGTGGGAATACCTCTGGGTGCGGTTCCGCGACGACAACGACGGCGCCGCCAACGCGCTCGTCAAGCGCCCGGCCGCGGCCTACGTTGAACGGGTGTACGAGTCCGCCGACTTCTCCACCCTCGGGATCGGCACATGAACGGCGACGCGTTCAAGCGAGCCCGGCCCGGGGAGCGGCTGACCTTCTCAGCCGCGGCCTGGAATGCGTGTCTCGATGCCGCGGATGCCCATCGGCAACGCCCGAACGGCGGCGGCGCCATCCAGCAATTCCGCCAAGCCGATATCGTGCTCGTTCGCAACGGCAGCGGCAACACCGTGCCGCGGTTCGGCATCCTCGGCATCGACGGCGCCATCGTCACGCCGACGGATTCGCTCCCGGAATTCCAGAGTCAGGTCGCCGTCCGCGGCATCACGCCGGCGGCGACCCACTTGGGGAAATTCGTCGTCTGCCTAGAGCCCCTGGACGCCAACCAGATCGGCCGGGCGTGGATTGCCGGCGTCTGCCACGCCCAGGTCGAGGTCGCCGGGGATGCCCACCACTTCTGCGACGTAATTTCCGGCGACCGCACCAAGCTGAAATCATCGCCGGCCGGATCGGCGCGGATTCTGTACCGCGACGGCAACGGGGCCGGCACCAAATGGTGCTGGATCCGGCTTGGCGACTCGTCCGACGGAATACGATATGGCAAAACCACCGCCGCGTGGAACAAAAACACGCTCGCCACGATCGAGCTGTGGGAGGAAGGCGGCCCGAATGCGGAAGCCAAGAAGACGCCGGCCGACACGCTCGCGGATTGCGTCAACAAAATGGCGGACATTCCGTCCGGCACAGGCGTTCACGTCGCCCGCGGCCCGTTCGGGGCGTGGTATCTCATCTCTGCGGAGTGCTGAATCATGGTACTGATGCCATGCGGTGAGTGCTGCGACAAATGCACCTGCCAGAGTTGCCAGTGCTGCGAATGCGACGGCGCGATCCCGAGCGACACGGCGGAAACGCCCACGGCTCGGTGGGCCCGCTTCATGTCGGGCAAACTCGGGACCACGGCGGCCGCCAACGTCGTTTCGGACCTGCCGTGCGTTCCCAGTATTGCCACCTACACCCGATATTTGTCGCCACGCAGCTACGACCGAATCAAGGATCTTCTGCCGGATTGCCAGATTGCACGTCGCTGGGCATCGCAGTCCGCATGCGTAAACGCCCTGATCGCCGGCGAGGTCGCCGCCATCGTCGCCGCTGGCGAGCCGTACGAGTGGGATCCGTGGTACGGCTGGTGCCGGTCCACCTTCACCGGCCTAGCGGTCACGATTGAGGCGACGTTCGGCAGCGGTGCAAAGGCATCGGTAACCAAGCAGGCGCGGTGCAAGATCACGGAGATAACCGTCAGTGACAGCGGCAGCGGTTACGCCCGGTACGCCCGCAAAGCCCCGACACTGACGATTGCCGGCGGCAGCGGCACCGGGGCGACAATTACGCCGACGCTCTCAAGTAGCGGCTCGCCTACGGTCTGGGCGCTGGCCAGTGCCACGGCCAGCGGCGGCAGCGGTTACGTCGATGGAGAAAGTCTAACCATAACGGCCGCAAGCGGCGACACGACAGTCACCAAGGCAACGGTTACGGTGACGGCACGCAGTCAGCCGTCGATAACGGCTACGGCCGGCGGCAGCGGCAGCGGGGCCACGCTCGGCGTGGCCGTGGCCGAGACCGGCGACACACCACAGACGTGGAACATTTCGGCTATATCAGTCACCAATGGCGGCACCGGATACAAAGCCGGCGACCCGGTGACGCTGGGCTACAGCAGCAACGTAGTGGTTTCGGGCAGCACGTCTGCCAGCGTTGTCGTCAGCGACGAACGCACGGAACCAGAGTTCTCCGTGGACGCCAGCGGTGCCGGCGGAACCGGGGCGACGTTCTCGTTTTCCTACGCCTACGACTCGGTTTACAACGACTACGAACTAACCGCGATTAACGTGACCAACGGCGGCAGCGGCTACAGCACGGGCGGCACGGTCGTCCTCAACAAGTCCAGCGATACGACGGCAGAGGGCAACAGCCTGCCGTGGTCTGGCCCAATCACCCTGACCTACACGGTGTCGGGAGGCGCAATCACTGGAGTCAGCGGGTGGGGAGTACCGCTGGACGGGCTCTTCGGATGGAGGCTGGCGGGTGTCATCGAATCAGTGACCTACGCCCCGGAGACCACGTACCACAACAAGGTCGGAGCGGCCAGTGCCGTCACCGTCACCAACGGCGGCCAGTATTACCGCGAGGACAAAAGCGCCACGCCCGATGTGGCTACGCTCACGATCTACACAACCAACAAGGGGGCGGCTGCGGATTTCTCTGGAACAATCGACACCAACACTGAGTCAGCGACGTTTGGCAAACTCACGGCAATTTCGTACACGGGCACCGGGGCCGGCGGCCAGCCGCTCCTGCCGACGCCGACATCGGCCTTGACGCCGGCAGACCGCCAGACGCTGCTGGACGCGTGGTGCGCTGGCAGCAACAGCGGGCCGTACACTTCCGGGTTTTGGGAAAACTTGTCGAAGCATGCGCCGGTCAAATTTGCCGACCAAGCAGAGGTTGAAGACAAAATCGCCGCACTGTTTGGAGCCGGCGGCCCGATGGATGCGGCCGCCAGTTACAAGGGCTACTGCTCCGAGCGGACGCTCTTGGCCGGCGGCTACCTGCTGGGCTGGAGCACGCCCTACCGCAAGGGGTTTCCGCTGACACCGTCCAAAATGGCCGAACTGTGCAGCGACGGCGTGCCGTGGAAGAAACAACCTTCCGAGACATACCCAGCGGTGTTCGAGGCGTGGGGTGCAGGCATCTTTGCCAACGAAACCGTGCCGCCAGTTCGTGACGTAACGCTCACCGGAACTACTGGCAACAACGTAATCGACCGGCTGCTTGAGACAGGCACTCGTGGAAAAAGCGTGGTCGAGGACGAGCTTGACGACCCGCTGACCGACTATGCCAAGGCGGTGACGTTTGAAAGCCGCGAGACTTGCGACGACATCGACGTTGGTGATGTGAATGCCGACGTTCCGCTGGCCGGCCTGAAGTGGATCAAGATTTCAGCCAGCACGCTGAATGCCGGCGACCCCGTGGAAACGTGGGAACTCACCATTGGCTTTCGGCCATGCGAGCCTAAATCAAATTTCCCCCCGACCGGCAATCCCGGGCCGTATGTCGCCGAGTATTTGCTCACCGTTACCGACCATGCCACCAACACCACGACCGACATCACCGGCGACCTAATTGAAAACACGCTCGCCTTTCGGCCGTACGCCAGTCAGGCGGACTGCGAGGCCGCGAACATGCGGCCAGACGGATCATGCGCATCCGATGCGTGGCAGACGTTCGGGAACGACAACGGCCTCGAATTTACATGCTGCTACGGCTACGCCTCCGACACGGACCAGTACGACGAATGATACGACGCGCCCACGTTTCGCTGCCGTACCGCGGTTCCGTGCCAACGGCTGCCGTGGAAAAAGCGCTGCGCCAGTTGCTCGGCGACGCTCCGGGGCGCGGCTGGGTGCGAATCGTGGTGGAGCGCGAAATTCCGACGGCCGGTCCGGGGACGGAACTCAAAAAACTCCTGCGCCGCTGGTTGGGCATCGTCGCCACACCCGATTGCCCATGCAATCAGCACGCGGAAGAGATGGACCGCCGCGGCTGCGACTGGTGTGCGAACAACCTCGACACGATCGTCGGCTGGCTCCGCAATGAAGCCGCCCGGCGCAAACTGCCGTTCGTTGACGCCGCCGGCCGTCTGGTGGTCACGCGCGCAATCGCCAGCGCCCGCAGGACACCGCGCCCACCGACATCCGCCGCGCCCCAAGCACGCACAAAAAACTGACCTTTACACACCGCGCGACGTCGCACGACGCTGGCCCTGGAGGTTCGCATGCCAAAACAACTGACCGTAACGCAGATGGTCGCGGCCGCCGTTCATCCAACCAAATTCGGCTACCAGTCCTGGATCGACCGGCTCCCGCCTGACCTGAAAGCCGAATTCGAGCAAGCCCGCGAGGACTGGAACCCCAGCATCATCCGCCAGGCCGCCTACGCCCGTGCGGTCATCGAGGTCGCGCGATTGCGTGGCGTGGACGCCCTCCCCACTTTCGACACGGTGT